GGTAAGATACTACATCAGCATTTCCTTTTTCTCCATCTTTAATATTTCTTGCTACAGCAACGCCTTTAGCATCAGCATTAGGCCAACCTATTTGTAAAGCTCTTATCATAGTTCCTGTTGAAACTGCGCAATAAAATTCTGTAGGTTCACCATAAATTAATCTATGATTTTCACACATATTTATTAATCCTGCAGTAACTTCAGGAGTATTTGCTAACCCGAAAGGTAAAGCAATAGCATTAAATTTTTCTGCCCAATCACGAATCCAAGAATTTAAACAAGGCATAGCTGGAATCTTAACGAATCTTAAATCACAATTCTTATAAGCTAAAACAACAGCTTGATGAGGCGTTACTTGTTTTGATGCTGCTGCAAAGAATACTGTCTTTTTATTATATATTTCTGAAAGCATTGCAATAGCTTCAGCAGCATGTCCTACTCTTGGAGCAGCATAACCTAATAAATTTGATCCCATTTCAGCAATAAACTTTTCTGCCCCATAGGCTTTTAATCCACATGGCCCTTTAGCAAAGTCTAAAATAAAAATATCATCTCTTTCAGGAGATGGATAAAATTCAGGCATAGGAAGTTTTGATTTAAACTCCCCATATAAATTCAAATAATATTCTCTACATTCTCCGAATTGTATATTATGGAAAAGTTGATCTTTATTTTTATTTGATTCAGTTATTTCATACATTTTAATTCCAATTATAAATTGATCGATAATATTTAGGAGCTATGTGCACAGATGAGTGTAATTCCATTATTTCTTTTGCATATTCATCTCCTGGCATTGTATACCATTCTTTAGGTGGTTCTATAAGATCAAAGTCAAAACAATAATCGTTAAGATATTTTATAAAGTCAAATGTAAATTTTAATCTTTCCCATCTTGCTCCATAAAAATTTTGTCCTTCGAATTGTCCTGTTTTAGGTAGTTTTCTTAATTCGTGTTCTATAGGAACAGGAGCACAAACTTTTATAGGGATGTTATAAAAATTTTGCCATTTAATTATTTCTTTGGCATATAGATCAGCAAATTCTTTTGCAGTAAATGTTTTTAATCTTAATAAATGAAACCTTATATCAATTGATCCTAAACATAATGTTATTTCTTTAATCTTTTTAGGTTTATTTTGGTAATTTAAAAATGAATCTAGTCCTGATTTACAAATTACACTATATAATGTTTTTCCATTTAATCTTGTTATTGCTTGATCTTTAGTTGAAAATGCTAGCGTGTGACTATCACCTATGATCCATTTATCTAAGTCAAGCGATTCCATTGGAAGATATTTTGCTTTATTCAATATCTTTTCAAATTTTTCTAAGAAGTCAAAATCAACCATTTCTGAAGTTGTTTTTGCACCGATTCGTTTTTCTATTTGAGAAATATAATTACAATCTTTTATTTTCCAATCTAAAGAAAATAATTTAGCTTCATTATCTACTGCTTCCATTAAATTATAACAATTTGAAACTATATCATCATTGAATCCTCCAAATAAGTTCAAAGATCCATGAAAATTAACCCCATGGTCAATATAAATATTTTCATAGTCTAATAAATCAGTTTCTTTTGTTGCTATGTCAGCATCTAATCTTTGCGCCCACATAAGTGCCCATCCTCTAATATGGCTTTTTTCTGATTTAGGAATTGGAGTAAAAGGATTATAAATTACAGATTTTTTCATTTTATTTTTATTAATTTTATCATTTTATTAGATCAAAATGTCTAGGGTAAATATGAAGAGTTGCAGCATTCCAAAATAAATGCCCAAAACGCAAATGTTTATAAGTCTTCTTTAATTGTTTATATGCTAAGTCATGAACAAAATGATGCCAATAAGAATCGTTCTTATAACCAAATATTGCATCATTACTTCTCATATAAACATGATAATAAAGATAATCGTTTCTTATCATTAATTGAACACTATATGTGCACATAAAATCATTCATACCATCTCTTACAGCATCTGCATGCATAGATGGACGAATATAAATCATGGTTGCTTGTCTTGATAATTTACCATTTTCTAATTTAGCTATGGCATTTTCAAATTGACTTCCATTCTCTTCTGAAAATATACACCAACCGTAATTTGAGTTTATCCAACCATCTTTTGTTGCAACTTCTTTCCATATAGAAGGGATTTTGCCTTCTATATCATTTACATTTCTACTTTGACTTAAATACCATTTTACTTCTGATTTAGCGTATTTTTCATTTAACTCTCCAAATATTACTAAATCATTAGAAATAAATGAAGCATTTAATATCTCATAAGTTCCATTATCAGAAAGTAATTTATTTTCTTTAAGTCTTATAAATTCTTTTCTTATATGTTCTACATTATATCGTTCCATTATCCTAAAAATCTTTTTGTTATATTGCCTCTATTATCATATTGTATTTGATTTTCAGTAAAAAATTTTTTACCTTTTTCCGTTAAATATTTGCTATCTAATTTATCAAAATATTCTAATATTTTTTCTTTATCTTTTAAAAACCCTTCTAAAAGTTTTGCATAACCAATTATATCATGAATATTATCAATATAATTAGGATCACCACAAACGCATCTTGCTATCTTATGAAATATCATGTGGAAAGCTTCAATGTGTTCTTCTTCTAATAAATCATAATTAGGTGCCTGTTTTAACACATTGCAAAGTCGTTGTGTTATTTTAGCATTATGTTCAAAAGATCCATATCTAGATCCTCTTTCTTTTAACGTTTTATCTATTTTATTTGTCATTTTCAATTTTAATATAGTTAATAAGAGTTAAAGAATCAGCTGAAGCTTCTTTTTTAAATTCTTGCTCAATCTCTCTGATTTGATATTGAGATAATAAAGATTTATCTGTATAAATAAAAGAATTACCGTAACCGATTAAATTTTTCTTAGAATAAACATAACTTATAAAAAATTTATTCTTTTTTATATTAGTCATAATTTTATTTAGTTTAGTTTATTTTCAGAGATTAATTTTTCTATTGGATCATTCATAAATTCGAATAATGTCATTTGTTTAGGTCTATCTTCAACTAAATCACTCAAGTCAGGAGCAGTCCAACCTTTAGGCTTAACTAAATCTAATTGGAATGATCCACGTTTTTGATTTTGCCCTATTTCTTTTTGACAATTAGCAATCATAACTCTTTCAAAAGCTTCTTCAAAAACTTCAAGCATACCTTGTCTTTCAGCAGTTCCGAAAGCAAATACAACAAGATCAACTAAAGCATCTAATTGATCTTCTTTAGTTTCAGCTTCTTTGTATTCGTCCAATTCTTCTTGCATTGCACAAATTCTAAACTTCTTTTCTTCATCAGAAAATTTTACTTTTTCCGAAGTTATACCAAATTTGGTATGCATTTCTTTAACTAATTTTAGCATTGTATTCATTTTAAATTATATTTCAATTAATAAGTCTTTATAAAGCTCTCTCGCATCTTCTTCGTTAACTACTTTTTGAAGATCTCTTTTACGAAGTTTAATAACTTCTTTCATAGCTTTAACATCGTAACCTGCATTTCCTGCAGCTTCAAACGCTTCTCTAATTTCTAAAAGAATATCGTCTTTTTCAGAAATTTTCTTTTCAATATGTTCGACCCTATTTTTAAGATCTTGTTTAGTTTCATTTGTAATTGTGTTATTTATCATTTTATTTTAGATTAAAGGTTAATAATTTATATATTATAAAACATAATTTTTTATTTGTAAACTATATTTTAGTAAAATTTTAAATTATAATTCAGTAATTCCAAGATCGTCTAAAATCGACATTGATTCTTCAATATATCGATCATAGTCAATATCTTTTGGAAATTCACAATTCAAATCCATAATTGGCCTAGATCCTTCAGATTTTGCCACTTTAGGAAATGTTCCTGTTTTATTAGGCTTTTTGTATTTAATAACGTCTCCGTTAGTTGAATAAATCCACCTTACGACGCGACCTAAATATGTGTCTTTATAAGTTGCTCCTCCCGTTACACTCCTTACATGCAAGAATTCTTTTAAATCTTTACAATTTCTGATAGTTTCAGAAATAGGAATATTATCAACTAAAAGTTTTATTACTGCATTTATAATAATTGTTGCTTGAGGATTTTTTTGAAGTGAATCAAGAGTAAATATACCTTTTCCTTTATAGCCATAATCAGTTATTGCTAAATAATTATTAACATCTCTTGAGTAAAGCGCTTTATATCTAGTTTCTTCTAAAACAAAACCTGTAGTTAGTTCCCAATCAAAACAAATAGAATCATATCTTTCATATTGCTCTTTAGTTAATAATGACACAAACCCATCTGTATTAGATGAAATTACTGAAATATCATTATTTTCTAATTCTTCAATAAGCATTAACAAAGAAAGTTGCCCCGTTAATGTTACAGCAATCATTAAGTCAGGTGAGTATAAAGCTGAGTATTTACTTCCTAATTTACCAAATGATCCATTAATAACAATCTTTAATGATTCATTTACTATCTTATTACCTTCTTTTTTAGCTTTAAGCCTTTCCTCTACAATTTCTCTATATACATCTAAAAAAGGTGTTCCTAAATGTCTTGGATAAAGTTTTTGATTTAAAATAATAGATGGATAATAAGACGCAACGTCTTTATCTATTAAAAATTGATGTTCTGTTGGTATTACAGCTTGTTTCTTTTCTGTTGAGTGAATACCTCCTATTCCTAATTGATAAATAGAATTTCCTAATTCTATTTTGGCATTTTTTAAAACTAAAGGTAATTTAATTGATCCTTTACCATCTAATTCAAAATCATGTGTTTTAATTATTTCTAATATATCTTTTAATTGTTTTGATTTAAATTTAATAAAATCAGGAACTTCGTATTTAAAAGTTTTTCCATTAGGTATTTTAGGAGTTTTACAATATATTCTTTTCTTTGTTAATTCTGATTTAATAACAACTTCTGCTATTTGTGCATCTGATTTAGAAAGTAAATCTTGTCCGTATT